CGGTCCGCCCCGACAGGTTCGCCGCGGCGACGCCGTGGCCGGTGTAGCCGCCGGCGGTGACGATCCCGCGCGAGCGGTCGAAGTTGACGCTCGGGTATGTCGCTTCAGCCGTCACCACGGTGTACAGCGCAATCGATGCCACGAGCGCGTCAATGCTCGCGAGGAAGTTCACCCGATCCGAGAGCGTGCCGCCCTTCGACATGCGCAGCGTAATCTCGAAGGGTTCGATCACCTTGTTATAACTGGCGAAGCTCCCGTCCTGCACCGCGTAGCGCGCGAGGTCGTACTGCTGGCGCTTGGTGAACTCGAGCACGGAATCGGGGAAGAGCACCTGATCCCCGTTTTGATCGAAGACGCCCCACGCCGGCGGCACGAGCGAGGCGCGCCACAGGAGCGAGGAGATAGCCTCGGAGGCCAGGAGGATCAACGGCGGCACCGCGACCGAGGGCGGCAGGGGAGGTATGCCGGGGAAGGGCATCGGGGCTTAACTCAAGCCGGGGTCGGCGTTCGCCACCAGGAGCTTGCGCTGCAGCGCCCCGCCGATGCTGCCCGCGATGCCGTTCGCGTCCGTCGCGCGGGTGTTGACGGTGATCTCGTCAATATGCACCTGCGTGCCGCCTCGGGTGTTCATGGCGGTCGGCATGCCGGCTGCGGCGCTTTGCTCGGCAGCGGAGGCCGGGCGCGGAGCGGTCGGGGTGGGCGGCGCCAGGGGCGGACGGCCCGGCACGCCGGCGGCCGGCTTTTTGCCGTAGTCCGAGCCTGGGCCGAACTTGTCGAGCACCAACTCGCTTAGTTGGTCGAGCCAGCCCTCGTGCCCTTCGGTGCCGCTCTTGAGGGTGGCAACCCAGGCGCCAAGCCCCGCGCCCAGTAGCACCGGCAGGGAGGTGAGCGTGCCCACCAGCGCGCCTCCCACCCCTAGCAGCGCGCTCAATCCCAGGATCGCCGCGACGAGCGTGCCAATGGGCCCGAGCGCGTGCGCAAGATCGACGACCAAGCCTTCGAGAGACTTGACCCAGGCGGGCGGGTTCTTGAAGAAGGCGATCACCGCGTCGATCGCGTGCACGATTTTCGGCAGGAGGTCAACGGCGAGCTGCCGCAACCACTGCACTGCCGCCTCGAGGATCGGCTTCATGCGGTCGAGGATCACGGAAGACTGCGCGGCGGTTGTCTCCTGCAGGCGGGTGATATCGCGGTCGAGTTGCACCTGCCCGGCGATGGTTTTATCGGTGAGCGCCTTTTGATCCTGGGTGGCCTGGCCGAAGGCCTTCTCAAAGCCGGCGCTGCCCTGGGCGACGGCGGACGCGATACCGCCGGTGAAGCCCATCGCCTGCGCCAGTTGCGTGGCCTCCCCTTGTGTCGCGCCCTGTGCGCGTTGCTTGTCGATCACCTTCGCCGCATCGCGCGCCACGTCGCGGAAGTTGCGCGCGTGGCCTGCCGCGTCGAGGTACGCGACGCCGAAGCGCTGCAGCATCATCAGCGACTCGGAGACCTGGCCGCGGTAGCGCAGGCTGAAGACCGCGCTCTGCAAGCCCTGCACGGAGTCGGCCGCGTCCTGCATCTGCCCGCCGAAGAGTTCCGACACCTCGCCCAGGCGCTTGAGCTCCGTCCCGGCCACCCCGAGGTTGCGCGAGGTGAAGCCGATCTCGGCCAGCTGCGCGTGCAAGTCCTTGAAGTACCCGACGACGTCCTCGAGCCCGCGCACGGCCAGGAACATCCCCGCGAGGCGCCGGGTGAAGCTGGCGAGTTGCTCGGTGCTGCCCTTGACGCCTTCGGCGAAGCCCTTCGAGTCAAGGCCGAGGGTGACAACCAAACTGTCGATCACGCTACCGGCCACGGGCTTTCTCCTCGAGCTTGCGGCGGTTGTAGGCGTCAACCATCACAATCTCGAGCAAGTCGTAGAGATCCTCCGTGCCGAGCACGGAGTCGAGGTCGGAATAGCTGGCGAGCTGCGCGGAGACTACTGCCCCGACCGCGGCCGGGACATTCGCGTAGGTGTAGAGCCCGTCGGCGTCCCCGGAGAAGGTGACGCCATAGTCGATGCTTTTTCGCGAGAAAAAAAATCCGTGTGCAGGTTGAGCACCTCGAAGCGCAGGAACGCGATGGTCTTTATCTCTTCGATCTGACAGGCCGCGCCTTGGTTGATCGGCTGCGGCGGATGGTTTGGCGCGTGTTGGTAGCGCACGCAATCCCACCACGCATCCAGCGACGGATCGGTGAGCGCGCGCGCCATGGCAAGCCCGAGCGCCACCTGTTCGGGCGTCATGGCATCGTTGCTGTTCCCGACTCCTTGAGCCTCGGCAAGCATCACAGCGAGCGCGCCCATGCCGCCCCCGCCGTTCAAAGCCTGCGGATTCACCGCGACGGCCTCTGCGTTGTGCGTAATCAAGTGCATGAGCTGCATCGCCCATTTCTCGCCGAGCGTCGCGGGCATTTCCGTCAAGATGAACGTCTTGCCCTTGTCGCGGCCTTCCTCCTCTATCGTTATCGTTTTCGTGTGTCTCATTCATGTCGTCCGTCGTCGGTTCACACCGGCGCTACCGATACCGACTCGAATGTTATCTCGTAAGTTTGCGGCTGTAGAACCTTTTTCCCCGCCGGCGCCGGCATGTCCCCGGTCAGGAAGCCCTTCAAGAAGGTGGCGACCTTGCCGACGCTCGGCATGACGAGGGTGAAGTTCGCCGGGTACGCCTCCTTCACCGCGTCCATGGCCTGCCGCCATTGATCGAAAAAGATGCTCGACGGCGAGTCGGCTTGCAGGACGAATTTCTGTTTCACCGGGTACGGCGTGTAGCCGCCGGACAAGTTGCCGTCGACGCCCATGAGCGCTTCGCACGGCGCGACGTTCTCGGTGTCGAAGGCATCATCGGTGGCGAAGCCCTCGATAGGGATCGGCACCGGGAAGATGCCCGGCACCGACATGGTGAGCGCCGCGTTCGCGCTGGTGATGGTTTTCATGTTGCGTTACTCGATGTCGATTGAGGCCATGACGATCTGCTGCACCGCTCCGCCGTCCGTGTACCAGAAGGTGACGTTCGGCGAAGTGCGTGCACCGCGCGCCGAGGGGCCAGGGTCGGTCACCTGAAGGTACCAGCCCTGCGAGGAAAGTATCGGCGCGATAGTAAGGCCGGCGGCCGTGTTCACCGCCACTTGCTGCGCGCCCGACAACACCACACCGGGCACCCAGGCACCGAAGGCGCCCATCGCCTGAATGTCGCCCGAGAGGGCCTCGCGGATCATGTTGTATCCGGCGGGCGTGTACGGCACGTCTGGCACCTGCGAGAGGAGCTCGGCGAAGTCATTCTGGAAGCGCGCGTTCCAATAAATCTGATTGATGTACGGGTCGATCCACTCCCACGTGCCGGTCATCTGCCCCGGTTGGAACCAATTGAAGGTCGCGGTGCGAGTGGCAACCGCCGCGTAGCAGTTGTAGCCGTTGCCTTTCAGATTCAGGTACGTCGTCAGGTTCGTCACGTCCGGCGTGACGCTCGGGCTCGAGCGATACGCGGCGGTCGTGCGCCCGCCCGGCTGATCCCAGTTGATGCTCGCAATAAAGCCGGCGATGAAGGCGGCCTCCTGCGCGCCCTGTGCCGGACTCCAAATCGGAATCGTGCCGTTGAGCGCTTCGACCTGGGCGGCGTAGCAGGCCGCGTCGTTGAGTTCCTCCGAGGGTGTGGGGTCGGAGTCGTAGGCGATGTAGGCGTAGCCGGGGTTCTCGGACACCCAGGTTGAGAACTCGACCTTGATCGGCCCACCGGCGGCGCCCGCGTCCGGGTCGAGCACGCTGAAGAAGGTCGCCCAGTCCTGCGACTGATTGGTCAGCGTCGTCATGAGCGCGCCGGGCACTGCGGCGGTTGCGCCCTGTGACAGCTGCGCGCCGGTGGCGGAGGTGAGGAGGAGCCCGGTGGTAAAGGCGTCCGTGGTCGGGAAGGCAAGCGTGCTGCTGCCGCCGGTGGTGCTCGAGGTGATGACGAAAGCGTTCAATTGCGCGTCATAGGTGACGGTCGCGGTCGTCGAGGGCGTGCCGCCCTGAAGGCCGGTCTGAATGAGCGCCGCGGCGGCGGAGAAGCTCCCGACGCCGGTGAGGTTGATCGCGGCCGAGACGTGGCTCACTCCGTCGATCACCACGGTGATCGTGCCGGCCAGGGCGCCAAGCTCCGCGAGCGTAACGCCGGTGAGCGGCGCGCCGCGCAGGTATGCCGCGACAGGGGCGGTGTTGTATTGCGCGAAGTACAGTACCGAGGGGAGCGAGGTCGCCCCGTTGTAGCCGGTGAAGTAGATGCCCGCGAGCATGTACTCAATGGAGTCGAGTCCGAACCATGCGCCCACCGACGCCGCGTTGCCGAACTGCGCCAGGGTGCCGACCGGGATCGACGGGTCGTCGGTCAGGATGACCGCGTTCATTGCCAGATTGGCGGCACCCGCAGCGAGCACGCTCGGGATGACGTTGACGAAAGTTGCGGCCGGGATTGAGGGTTGCATGCGGTGTCCTTAAGGCGGGCCGGGAACTGGCACGTCGATCATGGTGAGGCCGAGCACGTCGGCGGACTGCTGCGGGATCGTGGTCACCGGGTTGTACTGGAAGTGCGCGTCGAGTGACCAGCGCTCCTCGTATTGGTCCTCGCCGTCGGTCAGCGGAATCATGCGCGCCTCATCGGCGTACAGCGGCGAGAGCGTGGGGGCGAGCGCGGCGCACCCGTACTCATCGCGCAGCGTCGTCGACAGCAGCGTCGCCCAGTCCTCACCGCCGATGGTGTAGGCGCCGGCCGGGCTGTAGCAGTCGATCTGCACGACGAGTTCGACGCCTTCTTCGAGGTCCTGCGTGCCCCCGTCGGAGGGGTCCACGAGGTAGTGCACGTTGGTGCGCAGCCGCTTGCGAAACAGCGCCTGCACGTTCACGAAGCCGTTCACCGGCATCGCGGCGCGGTTGATCGTGCCCTGCACCACCTGGGCGGCCGGCAGTCCGGTCACGAGCATGATGAACGGCACGAGCGCGGCGTAGGCCTGCTGCAAGCTTGGGGCGACGGGGAAGGCGCTCACGTCGAGGCCTTGAGTTGCCGGTAGCGGTGGCGCGCGCACTCGGGGTTAAGCGCGCGGATCACGGCGACCTTCTTCGCGCCGGGGTGCTCCTGGCGCCGCTCGCCGTAGTGCGTGTACTTGAGCGGCATCGCCTCGCGGGCCCGCCGGCGTAACTCCCTGGCGCGCTTGCCGTTCATGAGGGGCGGTCCGTCTGAAGTGTCACGTAGAGCTTCGTCCAGCCGCTTCGGCCGCGCGTGTCGGTGACGAGCACGGTGTCGGCGGTCTGATTCGTAGCGGCCGGATTGCTCAGCGTGTAGGTGCCGACGCCCCCGGTGCCGGTGCCCAGTGCGCTGATCTCCGTGTTGATCGGCAGCGCCCCGGCTTCATCTGCAATCACGTCGCCGAGATTCAAAAAGCCCAGATCAACCGCCGTCACATCCAGCGTGTTGCCCGTGAGGTTCGCCACCCCGGTGAAGGTGTTGAGCGCGTTCTGCCCCACGTTCCACGTCTCGGCGACGTAGACGATGAGCCAGTCATCGACCGGCTGGCCGACGAACTGGGGGAACTGCAACCGATCTCCGCCCTGCGCGTTCACGCGCACGATGGCTTGCGGATCGCTGTACAGGAACACCGTGCGGATCGTGCCCTGTATGTTGAGGTAGTCGATATGGCGCAAGTCCCGGCCCCACGGCGGCTGCACCTGTATCAGCACCGGCACCGACTCGGCGTAGGACGGAATCTGCCGGCCGCCGCTGTCCACCGTGTAGCCGGTCGAGCCGAGGTACGCGGCCGGGATATCTTGGTTCACCGTGCGAATCGCGCCGCGCACTGTGCCGTGAAGGTTGAGACTCATCGGACGATTACTCGCGGATGTGCGCCAAGCCAATACGCAGCGCGCAATCCAAACTTCGCCACACCAAGCGAAGCTCGCAGCGCCCACAGCCACGGGCGCGAGACGCGAAGAGTCACATGGATCTCATTCCTCATCAGGTGATGACTCGCACAAGGTAGGTGCTCGCGGTCGGTGTCCCGCTCACCAGTGCGCACACGCTCACCGTGACGGTGTTCGCTGCCGTCACCTGGGCGAGCACGGCGAAGCCTGCCCCAGGATCGCTGGACGTCGAAGCCGCTGCGACGGGCACCATGGTGACGGCCGCGCCGGTGATCGTTGCTGTGCCAGTGGCGCACGCCCCGGCCGCAAGAGAGCCGCCGCCGATAGAGGCGGTAGTGCCGGCAAGCACTGGGTTTGCCAGATTCGCGCCGGCGAGGATCGGTGTTGAGCCCGGAGCGCCGGGGGAGGTGATCGTGAGCACGCCGCCGTTCAAGGAGCCGTGCAGCGTGCCGGTGACGGTGCCGCCGCTGACCTGTGGCGGGTTCTGTGCCACGAGCGCGAGCGGGATGAGGACGATCAGGCACGCCAGCAAACCGACGCGCCACGTAATGTTTTTCACCCTAACACCTCGAAGTCTGTAGCGCGTTGCATGATGCCCTTGTCCACCAGCCCATGATCGAAGCCCTTGCGTGCAATCGTGGTTCGCGCGTTGTCGCCCGGCCAGGAGGCGATCGCGTAGGTGAGCGCGTCCTTAATCGTCGTGCCCATGACAGCGAACGCGCGGGCGCTGTTGAAGCCGGCGGCCTTCAAGTACTTGCCGAGGTCTTCGCCCCAGGCCCCGAGCTCGCGCGCGATCATCTGCCGGAAGAACGCGCGCGCCCGCGAGCGGCTCGTGCCGAACTCATTCCAGAACGCCACCGTCGCGACATACAGCACGCCCTGCCGCTTCTGCGCCGGGTACGTGGCGTTCTCAAGGAACCCGACGCGCACGCCCGAAGCGCTGCCCACGGCCTCCTCGAGCGCGGCCAGGTAGGCGGGCATCTGTGCGCCGCCCTTCACCTTGAGGACTACTGCGGCCATGCGTCCCACGCGCTGTATTGGCTGCCGGCGTTCGCCGCCGGGTAGTACTTCGCCGAGCGAAACTGCGCGGTGCTCTTCCAGTACAGCGCGCCCCATTGAGTCTGCGAGTAGAACGCGGCCGCCTCGTCCTTGGTCACGAAGTCGGTCTGCACGCTCACCGCGCCCTCGGTTGCACCTGACACGCGCCCGACGACGCCCTGGGGCGCCTCACCGTTCACCCCGTTCAAGAGCGCGGTAATGTGAGCCGTGAGCAGGTACAGCAGCCCCTGCCGGGTCGGGGCGTCCTGCACCACGGAGCAACAGGTGTTTTGCAGTTGCAGGCACGCAAGAGCGAAGTTCAGCCCCAACGTGACGGCCGGCACGAGCGAGAAGGCCGGAAACGAGGCGAGGAACTCCGTGGCGTTGAACACCACGATCCCCGGCGTGACCGGGACGGAGGCGCACGCTTCGACGGTCACGCGGGCCCCGCGTCAGATACCGGCGGCGGCCGCAGCGGCTTCGGCGGCGGACTGTTCGTTTTGCCGCGCGATCGCCAGTGTGCCCGGATCGGTCTCAACCCGTGTGGACGGCTGCGCGCCCTTGGGGATCCGTGACTCCTTCGAGAGGTCCGGGTTCAACGGCTCAAGGCCGGTCGCGACGCCCTGGCGCTCCTTGCATATGCCCTTGAGTTCGCTCTCATTCTTGGCGACGAACACGAGCCCGTTCTTCACGAAGTCTAGGTCCTTGTTCCGCGCGTACCACGCAGCCCAGAAGGTCGCCTCGACGCGCGTGGTGGCGTAGACGTGCTGCGCCT